CATTTTATGAGGTAACTGCAAGTTCTATTAGTTCAGCTTTAGCTACAGGTTCTACAACAACTTCTACTAAAGTTAGATTTACACATTTTAACTTTGATGGCACAGATAGAATCATGTTTGTAGATGGTGTTAACTTTCCTGCTCATTATAGTGCAGGTAGTGTTACATTCTTAACCTCTTCTAACTCCTCTGATTTAGAGGATGCTACACATGTTATTAACTATAAGAACCACTTGTTTTTTGCTAAAGGTGCAAACTTAATATTTAGTGCGCCATATAGTCATACAGATTTTTCTGCAGCTAATGGTGCAGGGTCTATTAATGTTGGCTCTGAAATTACAGGCTTGATTGTCTTTCGTGAACAAATTATTGTTTTTACTTCTAATACAATTCAAAGAATAACTGGTAGTTCTTTTGCAGATTTTACACTTGTACCTGTTACTTTAGATATTGGTTGTACTGAAGATGACAGTATACAGGAGGTAGGTGGTGATATTATCTTTCTGTCACCTGATGGACTAAGACTTCTTTCTGCTACAGAACGTATTGGTGACTTTAACTTAGATGTTCCTTCTAATGTAATTAAAAGCACCTTTGATAATTTTATTATAAGTAACAATAATTTTCACAGTTTAGTTATTAGAGAAAAAAGTCAATATAGAATATTTGGATATAAAAGTAGTACAATTGCCACAGATTCTGCAGCAGGTTTACTTGCTACAAAATTTTCAGCACAAGGTTCTGCAGGATTTCAGTGGGCAACTTTAAAAGGTTTTGAAGTTTATTCTGGAGACTCTCGTTATTTAGGTGCAAACGAAATAATACTTTTTGCAAATGATGATGGGTATGTCTATCAAATGGAAAAGAAGGGAACTGAAAAGATTACTTATAGACAATCTGCAGATGACGATGATACTGATGGTATTGCTACAAGTCAGTCTGTAGGTAGTGCAACAACTATGACAATCAATGGTGCATTAGCATCTAGTGGATCAGTAACTTTAAATGTAGCAAAGTATATTAGTATTACAAGTGCAGGAAATGATAGTGGTATTACATTTACAGTTGCAGGTACATCTGATGGATCAACAGCTTTAAGTGAAACAATAACAGGTGGTAATACTAGGACAGTGTTAGGAACAAGTGTATTTAAAACAATTACTTCTATTACAACTAGTGGTGCTTCTGCAGGAAATGTTACAATAGGAGTTGTAGGTAACAGTGTAATAGATTCTGTTTTTGTATCGCCCTTTATGCCAATTAGTGATCCACAGCAACGTAAAACTTATTATAAGTTATCTTTATATGTAGATCCAGAGGGATCTTTTACAACAGATACAAAAATAATATTAGATCAAAACTCTACAAGTGTTGTTCAGCCTGATGTTATTGCACCAACAATACAGTTAAGTGGAACATCTTCTGTATCTATTTATGGTGATGCAAACTATACATATACAGCATCAGCTTCTGCAACAAATGATTCACCTAGATATGGTAGAGAAATGCAAAGAGAGTTTTCAAGACAACTAATAGGTTCAGGAAGAAACCTAGCACTAAGTATAGAAGATAGTAGTACAAATGCTTCTTTTACATTGGACACAGCAGTAATAGAGTATGCTCTAAATAATAGACTATAAAGGAAAATAAAATGGGAACAGGTTACACAAGAAACGATACATCAAACAACATAGCTAATGGTAAAGTTATTGATGCTACAGACTTAGATGGTGAGTTTGATGCTATCGTAACAGCCTTTAGTACATCAGGTCATACCCATGATGGTACATCTGCAGAGGGTGGTGCTGTAACAAAACTATTAGGTACAAGTTTAACACTAGGAGATGGTACTGCAGGTACAGATATCACTGTAACCTTTGATGGTGAAACTTCTGATGGTGTTTTAAAATGGATGGAGGATGAGGACTATTTTCAGTTTAATGATGACATTCTTATTAATACGAATGAAAAACTTTACTTCAGAGATACTGGTATTTACATTTCTTCTAATGCTGATGGAGATCTTGATATTGTATCAGATGGTACAGCAGTAGATTCTATCAATATTGAATCAGCAGGTGGTATTACTCTTGATGCAGGTACGGCAGCTAGTGGTGTTATCTTTGAGGATGATGGCACAGAAATGTTGCGTATTTACAACAGTAGTAGTGATGTGCATATAGAATCAAAAGTATCTAATAAAGACATTCTTATTAGGGGTAATGATAATGGTAGTGATATTACTGCTGTAACTTTTGACATGTCAGAGGCAGGGTTAGCTACATTTGGTGGTGGTATAACATCTACAGCAGTTGCTAATACATTAGGTGCTACATCTTTTAGTGATGCAGATATAACTAATGTAGGTAATATAGCTCTTGATAGTATTACGGCTGATGGATCTACAATTACAATTACAGGTAACACCACTTTTGCAGATGGATCTTTTAACTTTAACATTGCATCACATGATGGATCTAATGGACTACAGTTAGGTGGAGTATTAGTCACTGCTACTGCTGCAGAATTAAACATAATGGATGGAGTCACAGCTACAACTTCAGAGTTAAACATTATGGATGGAGTTACGGCAACTACTGCAGAGCTTAACATAATGGATGGGGTAACTGCCACAGCAACAGAATTAAACATCATGGATGGTGTCACAGCCACAACTTCAGAACTTAACATTTTAGATGGTGTGACAGCCACAGCTACAGAGTTAAACATTATAGACGGAGTTACAGCCACCACTGCCGAGTTGAATATTATGGATGGTGTAACGGCTACCACTTCAGAATTAAACATAATGGATGGAGTTACAGCTACAACTGCAGAGTTAAACATTATGGATGGTGTTACATCAACTACTGCAGAATTAAATATATTAGATGGAGTAACATCTACTGCAAGTGAAATTAATCTTTTAGATGGATCTGCAAAATCTACCTCTTCTATTACTATTGCTGATTCAGATGCTTTTATTGTTATTGATGGCAACACGACTAAACAAATACCTGCTTCTGATTTATCAACTTATATAGGTGGATCTAGTACTGCAGGTCAACTGTCAGCAGGAACTAGCAACACAGCAATAGGTGCTAATGCTTTAGATAGTATGACAGGTGATGATGCTGATTATAATACTGCTATAGGAGCAGATGCAGGTACAGCAATTACTACTGGTGATGACAACACTTTAATTGGTTATGGCGCAGGAGATACTATTACTGAAGGACATGATAATGTTTGTATTGGTTATAAAGCAGGTTCTGGTTTAACAACATCAGGAAGAATGATTGGAATTGGTGAAGAAGCTTTAGGAGTAAGTTCAGATCCCGGTGTGGGTCATTGTATTGCAATAGGTTACAAAGCTTTATCTTCCTTTAATAGCAACGTAGCAACTGGTAACATAGGAATAGGACAACAAGCAGGTAGAAATATAACATCATCTTATAGTAGTACTCTCATTGGTAATTCAGCAGGATCATCAATAACAAGTGGAATTTTTAATACTGCTGTTGGAGCTGTAACTCTTGGTAATTGTAATATAGGAGAACGTAACACTGTTGTTGGATATTTTTCTGGTGGAACTGGAACAAGTATTAGTGAAAATTGTGCAGTTGGTGATGCTGCATTATATGTAAATCAGGGAGATAACAATACAGCAATTGGTAGATATGCAGGAGGACAAAATAGTTCAGGGAGTAATAACTTATATTTAGGGCATGATGCAGGTGTTACAGGAAGTCCCGGTGGCGCACAAACAACTGGATCAAATGAAATATTCTTAGGTGATCAAAATATTACTGCTGCAAATATTCAAGTAGATTGGACTATAGCTTCAGATGAAAGAGATAAAACAGATTTTTCAATATTAGACATTGGATTAGATTTTGTAAATCAATTAAAGCCATACACTTATAAGTGGGATAAAAGAATTAAATACGTGGATAAAAGTGCTAGAACAGAACTTAATGAAGATGGAACTTTAAAGTCAGAGGGTTGGGATAGAACTGTAGACTTAGATAAAATTACACATGATGGCACACACAAAGAAGATTGGCTTGATATAGGTTTTAAGGCACAAGATGTAGAGATCTTAGAAAAAGCTGCAGGATATAAAATAGCAGACAAAACAAATCTTACAACTACCTTAACCAATGATGGAAAACAGTATGGTATTAAGTATAACAAGTTTGTGCCTATTTTAGTCAAAGCTATACAAGAACTATCAGCTAAGAATGATGCATTAGAAGCTAGAATTAAGACACTAGAAGGCTAATATGTTTGACCCTATAACTATTGGTGCTTGTCTGACCACAGCAAGTACAGCTTTTGCAGGTCTGAAGAAAGCATTTCAAGCAGGGCGTGACATAGAATCAATGACAGGAGATTTGTCAAGGTGGATGGGTGCAGTGTCAGATGTAGAACAAAAAGAAAAAGCTGCAAAGAATCCACCTATCTTTCGTAAAGTCTTTGGATCAGTAGAACAAGAAGCACTTGAAGCTTTTGCAGCCAAGAAAAAATTAGAAGAACAAAGATATGAACTTAAAACTTTCATTCAGTTCACGCATGGTCACAAAGCTTGGGATCAGTTGTTGGCAATGGAAGGTAAGATCAGGAAAGCTAGACAAGAACAACTATATAAAAGACAAGAGTTTAAAGATAGATGTATAGAAGGTGTATTCATATTATTTTTAATTTGTACAATTATAGGTCTTGGTTGGCTTGTATGGTATTTAAAATCAATTCAGGAGTAGTAGATGGAAATTAGTGCATGGATGTTTTGGAACATTATATTAACATTGGTGATAGCTCCTGCTGTATGGGCATTTAGAGGACTTGTACAGGAAGTAAAACGTATAGACATACTGTTAAATAAAACAAGAGAAGAGTATGCTACTCGTAAAGAACTAAGAGATGATCTTACACAGGTAATGGATGCACTACACAGAGTAGAAGATAAACTAGATAAAGTATTGAGCAAGGATTAAATAGATGGCAGAGAAAAGAAGTATAACAGCTAGAGAAGCTAAAGATAATCTTGAGGCTTTTGGTTATGATGGTCCTGCAAGATGGTCATCAATAGATGCTTTTGTAAAAGCTAACCCAAGAGCTAAAGCAGCAGTTACAGCTAACAAGGGTGCATTAGTTCAAAGTGAAGCATTAGGTTTTGCACAAGGTGGAGCAGTAGAGCCATCTGAAGAAGCTATTAAGAAACTAGCTGACTTACGATATTTGTCTTATAAAACTGGTGTGTCTACTGCAGAAATGAATGAAGCCTTAAAAGCTGTTGGTATAGATCCAACTTTTAACAGATCTAGTATAGTTAGTGAAAATACTTATCAAAAAGGTTCTCAATATAATTTGGGTTCTGTAGAAGAACAAAATGCAAACTTTAATTCTAGTCACCCTGATGCTGATACCTCTAATTGGAAAGAAACTTCTGACGGAAGATATTTAGTTAATCCAAACTATAATCCTAATGCTCTTACAGATTTTTTAGCTAAACATGGTTATGCTGATAATGGTAATCCATTAGATTTTTATGGAGACAATAAAGCTACAGATCCTATTGCTAATGCTTTTGTTGAAAAAGATAAACAAAAAGGAGCATCTATTAATAATAACGCAGCTAACAAACTTTTTGCAGAACAAGTTATGGCTGATCAAGGTATTACTGCAGATCAAACTAGTTATGTAACTGTTGGTGAAATGGGTATGACTCTTGATGATCTCAAGAAGGGTTATCAAAGCAGTATACAAATTGCAAATGATGCTTGGGGTAAGAGTGGTTATGAACCAGAAGGTACAGACATATTAGATACAGTTTATTCACCAACTAAACAAACACCAGAACCTAATCCTCTCCCTACAACTATACCTATAGAACCAAATCAACAAGAGGTGGAGCAAGCTAAACAGGTATTTAGTCCTGATGGTAAAGTTACATTACCTACTGGTTATGATCAACCTATACAAAAAACTGTAGCTGAACAGTTTCAACCTACATCTCCTGTCTCAGGAGTAACAACTGCACAAGCTCAAACATTTGGCAATAATCAAGGACAACAGTTTGCAAAGAGAGCTACAGATCAGGCTCAATTAATTAAACCACAGACACTTGCAGAAAAAACTGCAGCAGGTACAGCACCTACAATACAACAGAGACTTTATAAAAATCCACAAGGTATGTCTACTTATGTAACTGGCACAGTCAATGCTGATGGTACATTTGTTCCTACTACTCCTATTCCACAGGGATATACACAGGCACAACAAATGCAGACAGGTGGTGTAACCACTCCTGCTACAGTCACTACAGGGGGTCAAACTTACACACAAGAAGAGATGGCTCAAGAGCAAGCTAATTTAACAGCAGGAGCTATAGTAAATCCTGCAGGTACAGTCGCTGCTACTCCTGTAGCTAACATTAATCCTGATGCTTCAGGTACAGTTTTAGAGGCAACTACAGGTCAGGCTGCAGGTGTTGCACCTATCGTCACTGATCCTGCACAGGTAGCTACAACTGCTACTGCAGATACACCCTCTAATGTTACTGCTACCACTGCTACAACACAGAAAGCTCAGACAGGTGTACAAGGTGTACTAGAAGGTCTTAAAGAACCTATTCAAAAAAGTGCAACTGAAGCAGGTTTTACTCCACCACCTGAAGGTGCAATTGTAACACAAGCCTTTCAAAGATATTTTAATCCTACAACAGGAGAGGAGGTTACAGTTAACTCAGGTGGTTATGGTGTTCCTGAAGGATTTGTACAAGTAGGTTTTGGTCAAGATTTAAAAGAAAAATTTCCAGATACTTTTGGTAAAGGTGTACAAGCTGCTACATCAACAGGTCCTACTAAAACTGTAATAGCTCAAGAAAAAGATACAACTAAAGTATCAGACCTAGATGCTGCTCAGATAGATCAAGCTCAG